TTTCATCTACACTGTTAAAAAGCAAATACTAACTTCTTGGGGGTTGTCCTCTTCAGGGTTTTCCCCATTAATAAGAGAAAATTTAATGTGGACTGTTTGAATTTAATCCACCAATAGGCAGCTGTTGTTAAATACTCGAGAGGCAAAACCTTGAATGCTGGGACAGCAGTTCCGTCATTATCCATTGATTCTGGAATCTTTCCAGACTTGATTGCTCCCAAAATTTCATTCGCTTTGAAATGAACCGCACTACCTTTTTTACAAACTAATGTATCAAGGTTAGCAGCTCGAGGGTTTCCCCTTGGGTCAACAAATAACGAAGCAGTTCTGTGGGCTGCTTTTAATCCTGCGTAATCAAACGAAAGATTATAAGTAGTCCCATCATAGACATAGTTGTTCATATTAGTTCCCGCATCTTCTCTTGTGTGGTCATCGTCAATTAAGCCAAGAGAGTCTCCACCGGCTATTGAGATTGAAGTTGTTCCATTTATTCCCAAGTGAGAATAATTGGTTGTTTCAAACCCATTAGTCAATCTTTCCGCACAAAGTTTTTCCTTCTTTCTTGAGACAGAAGCTTTTAACTCTTTAGCGACATTGTTAAGATCTCTTTTCTTAATTCCGAATTTCCACATTTTGAATGTGAATGGAACAATAATTCCTACCATGTTCTGCGTGTATGTTTTGTCATATCCCTGTATAGGAATATCACTAACAATAGCAGCATTCTCATCGACAAAATCAGCCTCGCCTAAACCTGATAAACTACTATCTTTTTCATAGTAATCTTCTGTAGATCTGACATTGAAATATTTTGGATATGTTACTTCAGGTTCAGATGTTTTTGAGAAGACTTTCTGAATAGATAAATCCACCAAGTCCGCAGCTTGAGCTATATTTAATGGAGCAGGCATATTTATCCAGTAGCATCAGGGTCGACACCATTACCAACTAATACTCTACCAATAATTGATTTGGCTTCTGAGCCAAGTCTGTCCTGATAAAATGCGGGAGCTCCTCCCGTTACATCAGAAGTTGTGTTATTGATTGTAGCTTTATCGGTAAGAATGTGCGTATCGCCATTGTAAGTAGCACTTGCATTATTCGTGCAGGCTCCTTCTACCTCTTCATTTCCGTCTAATTCATACGCTAAAACTTGTGTTGGAGAAGTCGTTGTGACTTCCATAACAATTGCTTTGCGTGTCCAGTGATTAGATGTAGCGTCACATGCAGTCCAGTTTGCTATGCCCTTTTCTTGTTCTATTAAGTCTCCAATAGCGAGAGCGAGAGATGAAATCGTCAATTTTCTGAAGGAAGCGTCCTTCATTGAAGATTTCACTTTAAATCCGACCATGATTTTACTATATTATGTTATTTTTACTCAGCGGAATCTCTTATAAATCCAGTTCTTTAAAGTCATTATCAGAAAATCCTTTAAGATGACTTTTCTGTTCTGGTGTTAAACGAGTTCCTTTGGGAGAAGACTGACCTCTCTGGGCCGAGTTGCCCGAATGAGATACGACCTTCAATTTCTCTTTCTGGGCGTTGATTTTTTTGAGCTCACCCTCAGGTTTGACTCCAAAAATATCCTTATGAATTTTATAGAAGACTCTTTTTAAATCTCTTGGATTCGCAGGTTTTTTGTAGTCTTGGAACTCTAAGACAAATCTATTCCACAATAAATTATCTTTGTCATTCTCCGGCAAATATTCAGGATGATCCTGTAAAAAGGTATCCAGAACATCATTAGAAGCTTGACTTTTAGTTGCAGATTCAAGTTCTCCTTTCTTAACCCATCCATGCTTCTTAGATAAAACATTCAAGAGTTTCTCAAGTGTTCCTAATTCAGCTTGATCATACCCTTCAAGTATTGCTTTCTCATCCTCATTGAGTTCATTAGGTTTAGTATCAGACACTCCAACTGGAGTATCCCCTAATAAATCTTTGGCTCGTTTTTCACGATTACCTCTCTTAAGACGAGTAACTTCTAAGCGAAGAGCATACTCACGGGGGGTTTCGTTGGGAAGACGCTTTATTTCATCTCCGGGTTCCTCTTTAAGTGGCTCTACAAAGCCTTTGTCTTCTTCGGGTTTGGAAGGTTCTTCCTTTTCAGGTTCTTCAGGAGTGACAATTTCTTCTCCCTCCTTACCTTCCTCTTCCTCTGGGGCTTCGTTCTGTTTTTCTTCGGATGAAGACTCCGATGGAGTTTCATTCTCCTCGATGTCTTTAGGTTTTATAATAATTTCCTCTCCTTCATCAGGATCAGATTCTATCTCAACCTTCTCAACATCATTTACTTCATTTGATTTTTCAGCCATAGTTTTTACTTTGATTATTTTACTTACTCAAAGATAGCAAGAAAACAGCTCTCCGAGTCTTGAGAGCTGAGTAATCCTCGCAATAGAAAAGGTATTTAAACCATTGCGGGGACTAATTCAGCCCTCACGATTAATATACCTTTTTTCGATTAATTGTTAAATTATTCTTTTTTAGTTTTTTTGCTTAACTTCCCAGAAAGCGTTATTGCCGCTTTGTCTTGAAAAGTAAGCTCTCCTTTAGTATTAGCCTCTTCTATTTTCTCTACTAAGTAACCTTCTACTAATTTGGTTATTTCAATTTCCTTCTCTCCTCCTTTATCATCGTTCCATGTCCAAGAAGTGGCTGGCTCTCCTTTGTCGTCCATAACAGTATTTACCTTCTTGTCAGCTTTCTCCCATTCATTTTCAGATATTCTAAACTTCTTAGTGTCTTCTAACGCATCTACTAATGTTTCGAGATTACCCTTAAATTGATTTAATAGAACAAGGGCGTATAATCTCTCCGATATGTTTAATTTAAGTGTCATAATGTTTAATTTTACCTTTATTATTTTTTGCTAAGATTAACCTTGACTGCTTCACAGAACTTTCTTATGCCTTCTACTCCATCTGTATAAGAAACTGCTTTTGTTCTAATGTCAACCTTGTAGAACTCTTTATACGAATCACTTGCATTTGATTTCTCTTCTGGAACGATTATCTTGAATAAGAAACCTGAACCAGTTTGAGGATATACTATATCAATCCCGAAATCTAAACCAAGTATTTCATCAACCATCTTTCTCCAAGCAGGAGGGATTGGCATCTTTTCAACTCCACCCACTTCTGCTTCTGCCATTGGAGTTGGTTTTGCTGGTTCTACCGTGCCAGTAATTTCAGGAACAGGTTTGACAAGTCCATCAATTAAGTTGTCAACGCTTTTAACAACACCCATTACTACTTCTGTCAACCTATCCATACTGTCCTTTGAAGCATACTCTTTCTCTTTTAGTATCTTTTTAACTTCTTTTGTTTTTACCATAAGTTTTGATATTTTTTACTTCTTTAATTTTACTTGCCGAATGATAGCAAGAATACCGACCTTTTTTATATACCTTTGTTATGAAGGGAGCAAAATACCTGAATGTGTCTTTCTTTTCTTAACCAGACCTTGAAGCCCTTCCTCTATAACCAGTGGCACACTAATCTTGTAGTTAGCAACCACAGTTTCTCCCTTCCTCATATCTTTCTTTAATTTAATGTGATGTTGTCTTTCATAGACTCTGATTTCAGTTTTCCTTACGGGCATCATTTCTTCTTGTTCTTCTTTTCCAACTACCATAAATACTAATCCATATAAGTCTTTAATTGACACATAAGATTTTATCCATTTGCCATCTTCATCTCTTACTTTCATTTCTACATAGTCTTTAAACTTACCATTCTTATTGATTTCAACCTCAATATCGTTTTTCTTGTTTTTGTCTATTAAGGTAGCAATGTTATTATTCTCCATCATATACTTCTATTTTATTATATATTTTATCTACTGTCAAACTATTCATGATTTTTCAAGTAACAAGCATACTATTGTTAATACTAACAAGAGTTCTAACATTATCCTTATTGCTTCATCATGTCTTATTGTGCTTTGGCTTTCTATTGGTTTCATGTTTGTTCAGGGTTCTCAAGGAAGTCAAAGAACTCCTTTAATCCCTGTTTTTTACCATCTCTTATAAATAACAACTTGAGCGTGTCAAATGTATCCTTACCAATTACATTCTGTTCATTCCATTTCTCTAATGTTTCAGCATATAACTTAATTAGTGCTTCAAAATCATTTGAATGTAATATCTTAATTAATTGTTTGCGTGTTAAATTGTCCATGTTTCTTAAGTTGTCTAAAGGTAATACCTTCTATTACTCGACCTTTAATATTATACTTAATATCCTTACTCTCTGGCATTTTCAACCATTGTTTTCTTAATCTTTTTGCTTTTCTTTGGTTCATCTTATTTGTTTTTACTTGCTCTATATCTTTCAAGTATGCTTTGCATTCTCTTTGGAACTTTGTATTTAGGATTTTTAGACTTATATTTTTTTGTTGTCTTCTCCCATGTTTCTACATTTCTTTCTTCTGCCGGAGATAGTTTCTTTTCTTCTGGTTTCTTTATGTCTACTTTCTTACGAATCTTCTTAACAGCTTTTTTAATTAAATTCTTCCCTGATCTCCACACTTTCTTTGCGAGCCACCCTGTTGAACTTATTACTGACATAATTTTATTTGTTATTTTTGATTAAACGCTGACTTGATAGCACCTAATATACCTGGTTTCTGTCCAGATGGTTGAACTTGATTCTTTGGAACAACTGTCTGTCCACCTTGAGGTGGTGTATTCCCTGTTTGTCCTTGCATAGTTTGTCCACCAGGAGGCATTACTCCTTGTTGTTGTTCTAATCTTGGATCATTGACAAATAACTGATCCTTCTTTGCTCCTTTCTCTAATTCAAGCCATGAGTCAGGCAACCAATCTTCTGGGTCTTCATCATTAACTTTAAGTAATTGCTTTGATGGTTTTAAGACAAAGGCAGGGTCTTGACCTAATAGAGGAACTAACAAATTGAATATCTCTGATTTTCTTTGTTTCTCTAATTCTTCTGATGGGGCAAGAATTGAAGTTGGAACTACATCTATTAATCCTTTCCACCCTAACTCTCCTAATTTTATATCCTTTGCTACTTGAAAATACTTTGATTCTTTAGACTCATATAACTGTCCACCTCTCTCTTCTAAGTTTAAACCCATTTCAGGATAGAAAGATGCTTTGTATTCGTCAATTCCACCCATTTCATTAGGTTTACCAAATAGTTGGCTATGTTCAATACCTGTTTCTTTCTCGTAAGCCATTAGTTGAGTTGTATTAGCGAAGTTATGTATCTCAGGTGTTGAGTAAATCTGTTT